CAAGAAACAAACGATTGGCACCATGGTTGGAAGTTTACCTTAATCCATGCACCGTACTTTGTTTCGTTATCCTTTGGGCCTTCAATTGTGCCCACTTCTTTCTTTGCAACCTCAATGATTGCTTCTAGACTACCTTTTGCTGCCATGTTGTGGCCTCCTTTTTCTCTTATACTATTATAGCACTTTACCTACAGATTGTAAAGTTATATTCTTTTTCCCACTTAATAATATCAATTTCATCATTAAGTAGTGGCTGCCCCTTAATATTAAGACTTGTATTTAATAGGACTGGAACACCAGTTTCAAGATAAAACTTATTAATTGCTCTCCATAGACCACGATGCTGGTTCTTATTCACAGTCTGAACTCTTGATGTACCATCTGCATGAACCACAGAAGGTATCTTTTCAGGCTGTAGGCACTTGACCGTATACTGCATGTAAGGGCTTGTAAAGTCCATATCAAACCATTTAGAGGCACACTCCTCCATAACCACTGGGGCAAATGGTCTAAACAACTCTCTCTGTTTAATTAAATTAACCTTGTCTTTTATTAGTGGATCTCTAGGATCTGCAAGGATGCTTCTGTTTCCTAATGCCCTTGGTCCGTATTCGGCTCTTCCTGTTGCTACTGCTACGATTCCATCTTTTAATATACCGTCCACAATTTGCTGAACAGGATACTCTCCTCCAAGATCATAACCAAGATATGGAGTCTTCCAATCAAGGTGCTTTCCGTGCAGGGCTGCTGCAGCGCCCAAAGAACTACCAGCATCTCCAGGGTTAGGCATGATCCAAATCATATCAAAAATATTCCATAGTAAAGTATTTGCAGAAGAGTTAAGAGCACAACCACCCATGAATACCAAATTATTTTTTCCAGTCATTCTTTTTGCCATACGCATAAACTGATTTAGCCTTTGCTCGTAAACCATCTGAACTGCTGCAGCGATATCAAATCTGTCTTGCTCAGTAATTACCATTCCCCAGTCATTGATTCCTTTATGAAAGTTATACTTTTGCTGATCATACTCTGGAAAATACTCATCTACTTCTTTGTAATATCTTTTCCAGTCTCCGTATGCAGCCATACCCATCATAATATATTCTTCTTGGTTTGGCATAAGTCCAATCAGTTCTGTAAATGCAGAGTAGAATAATCCAAAACTAATGGGATAGTTCTGCTTATACTTAAGTTTAATCTTGTCGCCTTCACCAACCCAAATTGTTGATGTATTAAACTCACCAATTGCATCTAGCACTACAATACATGCATCATCAAATGCGCTTGTATAATAACCTGCTGCTGCGTGAGAGTAATGATGACCAAAGTTTTTTCTTGGTAAGTCTCCAAGTTCTGTAGACTCAAACCATGGCCTGTCTCCACCAAAGCCTCCACGAGTCTTTACTCTAAGTTTCTTAAGTAAAGGCTTTTCGTAATATGCTATTTGATCTGGATACCCATATTGCAGTGCATCTTTTATTAGTTCTTTATTCGTAAACCAGTCATTTTTTTGTTTGCTGTATCTTTCTGCATGCCCAGCAAAAAGAATTTCTCCATCTTTTATTAAAGATACTGAAGCATCATGAGTGGTTTCGTTTACCCCTAAGATAATCATTCTGCTCCAGTTGAATCTCTTTTTTCGTCAAGAGGAACGTTGTGGTACCAGTTTGGCAGTGCATACCTTGGGCCACGTGTGACTGGATACACTTCGTGAACGTACAAGAAGTTTGAAGGAAAAAATAATACGCTTCCTGCTTCTGGCTTAAACTTTAATCCAGACTGCCTGAACTCAATTTCTCCACCCTCATAGTCATCATTTAAGTATAAAAGAACAGACAAGACTCTTGTGCTAATGCCTTGGTCTTGGTGTGCTGGCAGATGACCAGTCTTGTCGTACTTAAGCAGGTGCATAGTTTTTTCTCTAGACTTTATATTTTTTTCAGCAAATGGATAAAGTTCAGTTGAATAGTGACTTAGGGTTCTATCAAGTGCACCAAATAGTTCGTTAGATATAAACGTTTGTTCTTTTAGATATATATCTGATTTTGAAATATCTTGCGCCTGTGGTATAAACTTTTGCATATTAAAAGTAATCTTGTTTTCGCCTTCTCCGTAAGTCCATGGAATCCATGGCTTTACTGATGTCATAAAAGGTGCTGGCTTGTCTTTTTGATATCTCAAATCAAGTTCTTCAATCTTTTTAATCAAACCATATGGATCATTTACTATATTTTTATAATAAACCATTCCAAGATCTAAGACTTCAAAATCATTCGTCATTTAACGGATATTCCTTAGCCTTCCACTTTGGGACTACCCCTGGATTTAGGAAATCTGGATCAGCATGGTTTGGAAGGCTTGTGTGCATGTATAGCGCTGTATGCCTGTTACCAGATAGGACCTTAGTTATTCCATGAATATACTCTGTTCCAGCACTAGGGAAGAATACTGCAGAATATCTTCTTGGCTCATACACATAATTTTGATTTGGGAAATAAATTCTTCCACCAGTAAACTCTAGATCTGGACTGATTGTTTGTCCTTCTTCTTCTTCTTGTGGATTTAAGTTACCATTTAAGTAGATAATTGTGCTCCACTCAATCCATGGCTCTGGTCCCTGTGCGTCAATATGCAGATCACCCTTTGTACCTTCTGTCCACCAAGAACCAAAAGCCTTAAATACATAGATGTCATTATAGAAAGCATTTTGCTCCTTATGAACCTCATTAGACTTATCTCCATACTTTTTTAAAATATCCATTACAGTTTTGTTGTATGGGAAAGAGGTTCCTCCATATCTTTTTTTATAATATTCTGGATATGGGTTTGTTGAAGATGGATTCTTTTGTTCATTAATTAAGGTCTGTGCATCTTCTGGCGTTATAAAATTCTTTATTACGTGGATTCTGTGTCCACCTTTTAGGTCTGCCCTGCGTTCTGCAGGCATGTTTGAGTCTGTCATATTTTCTCCTTTATATAATTATACCATTAATGGATTGCTTTTGTATTGCCTAGATATCTTCTTGCATCTACCTTGTTAAAGGAAAGTGCTTGTGGATCATACTCGACATCATTTGTATGAAAGGGTAAATCATTTAGGTGCTGAAACACATTATTATGAAAAATATTAAAGTCCTCTACGCTTCTTTCTAGACCATTAATATTTTCAAAAGAATTAAAACCATTTTTTAAAAGACTTATTGCTTCATTGTAATTATGATTCAAAGAAAATGGAACGTATATCTGACCGATAAGATTTTCTGAAACCTTTTTGTAGTAGTTGGATGGTGTGCAATATATGTCAATGCCTTTTGTAAAAATCTTAACAGACAAGGACTCCTCTTCTCCATTATACTTTAGGTATGTTGGATATTTAACTTCTGATAAAAAAGATGTTAGACCAAATATAAAATCTCTATCTATATACTGCGTAATTGAAAAACTATCAGTATATTTATTTTCTTTACTTAAAAAGAAAAGGTTTTCCAAACCTAAAACAGTTTTTCCAGATCCAGAAATAACACAATTGTTTTCTTCTACAAGGCTTACCAGATCATCGTCCCAATTTTTTGGAACCATGACTGAATCTCCTAGAATTAAAGAATATTTAGATAGGTTTGTTCTTATAAAAGAATTTTTATGATGGCAGGGGCTTGATATAAAATCCCAGAATATATGGAAATAACTACAGTTAGGACTAGAAAAGGTATCTCTTCGGTTTAGTGGGTGTTGATCTGAGATTATAACTTTTATTTTTCTTTTACCACTAGAATTTTTAAATACATTATCAACAACATCTTTAAGGTTCTTGCCTTTGTAGGAATAAATTAAAACTAATATCTCATTCATCATCGTGTGAAACTTCTTTTATCTTAGAATTTTTTACACCAAACATCTTTTTTCTCCAGGCTGTTTGCTTGTAGTATCCATAAAGTCTTGATCTTCTGTTTTCTGCTGCTAGTTCATGCCTGTCAAGCGCTTCGTCTGTCTCTATGCACTCTGATTCCCAAGAATCTCTCTTGATTGGAACAATCTGAAATATTGGTGTTCCCTTTGGTATTACTCCTATAAAATTTCTCTTTAAGAAAAATGCTGTAAAAACTGGAAGGCCCCAAATATCTGACTCAACAATTCCAGACATTGTGTAAAATGGAAGGTCATACCTGTTCATTGGGTGTGTAATGAGTACAGAATATCCTGGAGGAGTTTCATAGAACCAGTTCATTCTCCAACCATAGTGAATTGGATGACAATTGTCTGGCACTGGTAATTCTATAGTTGGTCTTTTATCTACCATCATTACCTGGCCTTTCCACGAAATGATTGGCTTTCCATCTTTATCTAAATCAACATACACATCATCTTCTAATACATATTGATATCCAGCAGTTAGCGCATCAAAAAAAGGCATACACATTTTTGTTGCCACCATTGCTCCATCAGTACCAACATTATTATTCACACCAAGGGTTATATCATCATTTGATCTATCAAAACGTGCAAGGCTTCTATACCATTCTGGAACTTTGGATACTGCTGGCACTGGCATAGTAAGCATACCAGAGTGTCCTAAAAATGTTGGAGTAAACTTTATAGGTAGTGGAACATCACTCACTTAAAATCCTTTTTTGATCGCATTTTGTTCTTATAGCCAAAAGAAAATGTACTACGAAGAGAAAGTCTTTGTGCAGTTATTTCTTTTTGTGCCACCTCTGGATCAACTAACTCCATTTGCCAATCTTCTCTTTGGAATGGAAGGACTTGAATAAAAGGAGTTCCTTGTTTTATTACACCTTTAAAATCTTTTTCAATTAGCATAGAGACGTGTCCATCTGTAATAAAATTATCAGTGTCTATTATTGCTTCTATTGTTAGGAATGGAAGGGGATCTTTGTGAGTTGGGTGAAGAAACAGGCAACTGTATCCTGGATCTGTTTTTACCGACCAGAAAGGTAAAATTCTAAATAGTTGCTTATGGTATTTATCCCTATCTATAGGGAAATGAGAATACTGCTCTTCAGAATGTGACGCTATCATGCTTATTGCAAAAGTCTTCATAGGCTGTGGAACTGACCACTCTAGTTTTTCTGGATTGGTCGCATCAATATATATATCGCAAGGAATAGATAATATGTATCCTGCAGTGATATAGTCAAATATTGGCATGCATCTCTTAATTGTCGAAGTAGAGAACCCTTGTGCAAGCGATTCTTTTTCATTTATTACTGATGGCTGACTTTTATACCAATCTGGAATAGCCTTTAAAGCGGGATATGGCTTCGGAGCAAACTCTGTGGTTGACTGGCTAAATGGGTAAAACTTGATCTTGTTCATAAAAGTTCCTAACTTTCTCTTCAATTATACCATCTACTTTAAATACTATGTCAAACATTGCTGAATACCTTTTTATTTTACCAAACTTGTGGTCAACCATATGAGAGCCAACCCTCTTAAATTTAAATGGCACAAAGTCTGGCTCTAGATATCGTACATCTTCATCTATTTTTTTATGAACAAAGGAGTCTGGGCTTATCATAAATGGAGAATCTTCTTGCGGTGTTTCATAAAAAATTTCAGCGTCTATGTCTATATACCATGGCACATAAAACTTAAACACATCATCAAAGCAGTCTTTGTCTTTCTCCATTTTGAAGTCTGTGTTGTAGTATTGCCTCATCCATGGCCTGTCGATATTTCTTAGTCTTGTGGATGTCTCAAGCAAAAAGAATTCTGCATGGTTTCTCTGCCTCAACCTAACAACACCATTCTCTATACCAACAAGACTTGGTGCAGGATAAAGAGCCTGAACGTATGGATTGATTGGCTTAATCACGCTATCTTTATGTTTTCCTTTTGCCACAGAATCAAACCTAACCCACCTATCTGGCAGCCTTGACTTTAAACTCAGGTCAGAAAAAATAGGATCTTTGGTCTTGTACCATATGTCAAAATCATCAGTGATATTGTTTAAAATTGATGGGTATTCCACTTTGTTCCATTCTTCTCAATTGTTAAAACAATTATACACCATATAACTTACTTTGCTGGGCTGGCAGGTATCGATCCTGCGACATCCGAATTAACAGTTCGGCACTCTACCATCTGAGTTACAGCCCAATCCTAATTAAGGAAGCAAAACCCTTGTTCTGCTATTAGGAACAAAAGAGATCTTATCGTACATTGCTGCTGCTAAGGTAGCAGTTGCTGATGTTGTCATAAATACTTGGTTTGTAGAAACACCACTTTTAGAAACAACTTTTAGTGAACCAGCAGATAGAATGATATCTGTGTATTCGTTCACTCCATCAGTCTTTTGTCTTGACAATGTTGTAACTGCTGTTACATTTGGCAAACATGCTGGATACTCTAGGCTTCCAACCTTGTTTGTATTTCCAGTTGAAGCATAGACATTGACTCCATGCCCCTTCAAAGAGTCGACATTGGCGATAGTACTTGCCTTAACAACTGCTTTATTTTGACCAGTTGTTGGGGAGCATCCAAGTGATGTATTGGATCCTGCACCACGAGCAAATGATACAGACTTAATATTCTTTGTACTTAGGTTTGCAATAACCCAAGACAAAGCATTATTAAAATCATCTCCATTTACGATGCCTGTTGGAGTGGTTGCAGCCTTAATTAAAATAAGATTTGCAGTTGGATTTGCAGTTCTTGCAACTTCAGCCATGATTGTTCCGTGCATTGACTCTGTTGTTTTTCCAGATTGAGGAACAGAGCAGTTAGTTGTATAAAGACACACTACTTCACGGCTTCCCGAAATTAGAGACTCGTTAAAGTTACTGTCGATAATTACAACAGAACCAACATTACTTGCAGTTGCATTAATTGGAACAACTACTGAAAACAATACTGCGATTAGTGCGATTAACTTTTTCATATTTACATACCCTTTATCTTGATTACTAGTTGACATGGGTCGCCTCCTGCTTCCCACTCTTGTTGCTCTTCTTCACTCATATAGGGGTCTCCCTCATGAGTATTACAGAACGGTTCTGTTATCCATCCCCGATCAATTCCATTTTCTAGCCAGATCTCAAACTCATTAAAATCTGATTCTGACTCCTGAATATTCTTAAGGATTTCTTCAAATTCTTCGCTCATATATAAAGTATATCTTACTCTTGTTTTGATGTCAAGTTTAAATATTTTTCCACCATAAACTTTGCAGTAGCATGGTGCATTGCAATACCCATATGCCCTTTATCTCTAGCAACTAAAAGATATTTTTCCTGACTATTTTTTTCCATAAAATCATTAATATCTTGAGCATATTCTTGTTTATCTACTTTATAAAATGTATCAAACCTTCCATCAAAAAAATCATTAAGACTTTGTTTTGAACCCTTAACTGGCTCAATCTCCCAAGTGGATGAAATAAGTTTAATATTGTTAATCTTGCAGTAAATTTCTAATATCTGATAAAACTGTATTGCTCTTAATTGAGCCAACTCTAATACAGGCTCAAACCCACGATGTATCTCTGGCATTAAGAAAAATACTGTTCCTGGATTATTATATATATTGCAATATTTAAAAAAATTATAAACAATTTCTTCTGTTGCGCCTGAAATTAAAGATAGATTATTTAGGTTATTGTTGGGTGCAATAGAATCTAGTACAACTTTTGGCCAAATAAAGTTTTGTGCAACACCAACACCAAATGTTTGAGAACAACCTAAAAAAACAATATCTTTTTCTGTATTTTTTTTAAAACTATCAGATCTGTATCCATCAATATTTATAAAGTCTAGTGAATCCCATCCCCAGTTATTATATCCACCAATAATAACTTTTTTGTCATTGATTAGGCATGGATATAGTTTGTCATCTAGGTTGCCAAAAATTTCTTTATATGCTCCAACTAAATTCCAAGAAGTTTTTCTAGTAATACTATCTGTGTCAGTGCGAAACTCTTTCATAAACTAACCACATCTACTGGTCCCATGCAAGATGGGTTAAATTTAATTGCAGCATTAACTGCTTGGACTACTCTATTCCTTGCATTTTTTTGTTTATCTGTTGCATACAAAACCCCATAGGCATACTCTGCTCCAGATCCCATAGCAAGATAAGGCAGCATATACTTAGATAAAGACATATCTCCAGAACTGTGCTCGTATATTTCTCCACGCACTGCAATAATTAAACCAAGGTCTCCGTCTTTAGATGTATCAACCCAGAACTCATTATAAAATTCTTTAAGTTCTTTAATAAACCTGGTTTGCATAAACTTATCTGTGTCTTTTATGTTAGGGGCAGTTGGCTTAAAGTTAAAACGGATTCTTTCTCCGTCCATTGATCCAGCATATCCAATAAGATACGGACCTATCTTCCAAACCTTTGGTGCATCAAGTGCTAGAATAGTCCCATCGTCTGATGCTCCACGATCTCCAGCCATGTAGATTTTATCTTCATGTTTTACTACAGCAATACAGGTCATGACAAAGCCCTCTCCAGATAGGTGATACTCAAGTATACCATTGCCCAGAGAGGGCTGTCAACTACCGTCAATAATGACTAATTAGCCTTTTTGTCTACCGTCTTAAACGCATCATTGATCTCTGCCAATGTGAGTTTTCCATCGTCCAAAAAAGCCCTTGCCAGTCTTTCAATGACTGTTGCTACGCCTAATAGTCCTGCTAATAATACTGCCTGCATAGTGTCAATTCCTACAACTGCTCCAGCACCAAGTACTGATAGACCAGATGCTGCAAAGACTGCTACGATTCTCATCAAGATATTAGTAATTGCCTTTTGTGGGTGCTCCTTCTTAGGAGGCTCTACTACCTTTTTAGTTGCCATTTTAGTCCTCCTTTCTTAGTGGGATTGTGATTAGCCAGATTACTGTGGTTGCAAGTACTGCAATACCAACAATGTCTCTTGCTGATCCCGTCAAAGTTAGCCATGCTATGAAGAAGCCAAGGAGGGTAAAGGCTTGTGCGATTATCTCCACCCCTGCATCTTTTAGCCATGTGAAGAATCCCTTCACAACCTTTGTTATTATTTTCATATTACCTCCTCATCCCAATCATTACATTTGCAATCTGTGAAACAATGATTACTGGGATAATGACTTCCTGGGCTTTCTCTCTCTGATCGTCTGTCATGTCCATACCTAACTCAGAGAAATTAGATAGGAGTTCTGCTACATCCACTTCAAATACTGCTCCAAGTGGGTCTTTAAGAAATGCTTCTGTTTGTACTTCTGTTACTGCATCTGCTAATGTAAATGGCATTGGAGTTTCTCCTGCATCCCCTGCTCTTTCTGCGAACTCAACAAATGCTGATGCAAGTGCTGGGTTAGATTTCATCTGCTCAGCAATCTGTGCAACTTCTGATGCCTTGATACCAAGGTCTTCTGCAACTTCTACTTTTGCTTCTTGCGTCAATGCTTTGAGTGTTTGACTTACTGCTGTAATTTGTTCAGGGGAAAGAGTAACTAACTTATTATCCTTGCTTGTAAGGTTAGCAATAACTCCAGATAAATCTTCTGATGTCCCAGTTCCCTTTTCAGGGATGAGGGCTTCTAATACTTCATCTTTGATTTCTACATCTGGTTCAGTCCAAGGATTATCTTCTGGCTCTGGATCTGGTCCAGGTTCTGGTGAAGGTTCTGGGGTAGGTTCTTCAGTAGGCTCTACAACTGGCTCCTCAGTTGGTTCTGGATCTGGTGTAACCTCTGGGGTAGGTTCAGGTGTAGGCTCGTCTGTAGGGTCTACTGTAGGCTCTGGAGATGGCTCTGGTGTAGGCTCTTCAGTTGGTTCATCTGTAGGGTCTGGTGAGGGCTCTGGGCTTGGTTCATCTGTTGGCTCTTCAGTTGGTTCTGGAGAAGGTTCTAGTGTGGGTTCTGGGGTAGGCTGATTGGCTGCAGCATTGGCTGCTGCCTGAGCAATAGCAGCATTAAGTTCTCTTTGTGCCTGCTCATAATAATAATCCCATGCATCACCAATAACATTATTTAAATCAATTATTGACTGATTATATATTTCTATTCTGCTATTCTTCAAGTCTAAAGCATCTTCTGTATCTGCAATGGCATCAAGATGTTCCTGTGTCTTGGTTTGCAAAACCTGATTCATTGATGACAGTGTTGTATTCTCAGAGTTGTATACGCTTAGTTTGTCATTGTATACTGCCAATTTATTGTTATAGTTTGTTTGTGCTATAGCCTGTGCTGCAACAGCATCATTGTAAGCATCTGTCTGTTCCTGTGTTGGTCCTGAGCCAGAAGAAAATGTATTAAGATTACAACTAAAATTTTGTCCCCATACTCTTGGGTTTCCAGCATAGTCACAACCTGCGCTAGTCCACCCTCCAGGGATTCCCCAGCCAAGAAGGTAGGATCCAGGGCCTCCTCCGTTGTACCACCATATTTCTACATCTAAAGTTTTGTCTTCACTAACATCATATACGGGAGAGTAATCGCTCCAAGTTGTCCCTTGCTCTACCCAGTTATCAACAGCAAGTTGCCCGTCTACATACATTCTAAATCCATCATCTGTATATCCTGCAAAATATGTTGATGTGAACCAGGACGGTACTGTTATTTGACCAGTAAATTTAACTATAAAGTTTTCGTATCTGTTACCACAAACTGGTAGTTGCATGTGGCTTGAGTTCCAAGTACCAGAGCAAAGAACAGATCCTGGGGTAGCAACATTACCCTGTCTAACAAGAGTATAAACAGTGTATGCAAAACCTGTTCCTCCAGCAGACTGCATGTTAGATTGTGCTGTTTGTAGATTAATGTTGGCTATGCTGAGAGCATCCTGTGCATCGTTTCTTTCTTCAAGAGCATTGTCTTTATGTTCAAGGGCCAAGGCTACTGTGGCTGTCTGCCCATCCACATTTGACTGGGCAAGGTTCTTTGCTTCTAAGGCTGTGGCTTCTGCTTCTACTGCATCTTCGTGGGCATCATAGGCATCATCTTTAAGTTCCTTCGCATTTGTGGCTGAGGCAAACTTATTTTCTGCTATCTCTATAAGATCTATAAAATCATCTTGATAGCCAAGGTCATCTACGCTATCGTTAAGTTCCTGTATTTCTTGGGCTGCTACTGTGAGTGGATCATCAGAGTGGGCTTCCTGGGGGGCTATAAGTAGCCAGCCAAAGGCTAAGACTGTGGCCGTTACTATTCTTAGTAGTCGTTTAATTACCTTTCCCCCTTGCAGACGACATGTCTGATAGGATGATTATACCATTTTATTGCACAAAAAAGGGGCTGCCGTAATTGGCAACCCCTTTAATGTTGGAATAATTACTTAACTAAAGTAACCTTTGCCTTTGGATTCTTCTTGTTCCACTTGTTTGCAAGTGTGTTGAATGCCTTCTTTAGTGATGCAAGTGCAGCAGTGTTATCTGAAGTCAACTTAGCAATCTGAGCATCCTTAGCAGCGATAGCGTCAACAAGAGCCTTGTCTGAAGCAATCTTGGCTGAAACAGCCTCTGCCTTTAACTTAGCAATCTCTGCTGCTGCAGTGAGCGCATTTGAATCTGCAACTGACTTAGCAGTAGCAGAATCGGCTGCAGCCTTGGCAAGAGCATCTGCAAGAGCCTTTTCTGCTGCAGTCTTAGCAGCAATCTGAGCAGCAAGTTCTGCTACAAGATCACGGACTGTGATCTCTGCAAATGGAGCAAGTGTTGGAGCAGTCAAGCCTACAACTGCTGCAGCAACTGCATCTGTTGATGTTGTTGGAGCAAACATAACTAGTGCTCGTGTTCCAACTGTTGGAAGTGTTGCCTTAAATGTTGCAACTCCAAAGTCTGAAAGTGTAGCACCTGTTGATGCTGTTGCTGAATCAAGTGTTGCTGTTGCAGCAAATACTGTTGCAGTTAGAGACTTAGCAGAAACCTTGTTTCCAAATACGTCTGTCGCTGTTACTAGAATATCCTGCTTTGTTCCTGCAGCACCTGATGCTGGTGCAGAAACTGTTAGGTTATTAATCTTACCAGCAGTACCCTGTACATAATATGTAAAAGTAGTTCCTTGGTTCGTGATTGTCACTGTTCCAATTGCTGTTGTCTTTGTATAGACATAGAATGTTGCAGTTGTTCCTGTACCAGTTGCAATGCTTAGGCTTGAAGAGCCTGATGCCGATGTTACTGGTGCAGCGGTTGTGTGTAGTGCAGACACGATTGTTGCGTTTGTTGTTACTACAGAAACGACTGTTCCTGTGTCAACTGTTGCGACGAACTTTAGTGCGTCAGCAGCGTCAACTGTGTTGTCTGCAGGTACTGGCAATGCAGCAGGTGTTGCGATTGCAGAGGCGGTTGTATTAGCCGTTCCAGCAAGATCGACAGCGACTGTCATTACAGCAGCACTTGCAGGTGTTGCTACGATTGTGCCCAAAGTCATGGCTGCAACCATGGCTAGTGCGATTTTCTTGAATGAATTCATTCGGTATTTCTCCTTATTTATAGTAGATTAAATCTATCCAGATAATCTTTTACATCATCTGGCATAGGTTTATAGTGTATCACATTGTCCTTATCCATGTCAACCTGCTTAGGTCGATCACTAATGGTATGTACTTCTACGACCTGGTTTTGGTCCTTTGGGGTATGTGATATTGCCCCAAATACTGCTCCACACACGGCATCTGCTAAGTCCTTAGACTTCTTTCGTGGGTGGTCAACTCTATTATTTTTCATAATCTTTAACTGAGTTAGTTCATCAAACAAAAGTTCGATTGCTGGCATTGCTAGTCTTTCTTCATACACAAGCATAGCCATATCTTCGTAGTGTTTTTTGGCAACAGAAACAGTATCAGTTCTCATTCCTACCTGCTTTAGTTCATTTTGAATATCAAATGATTGCCAACGGTCAAATGAAACCATTCCGATATTAAATCCAAGTCTACGAAGGTTTTGAATCCACATCTTTACTTCGGATAAATTAACTGGCCCCTCAATCTTTGGCTCCCACCACGCTACTGCATCGACCACTACCATTGGTGCTACTTGCTCGTAATTATTAATTACCTGAATATTTACCCACTTCTCAACATGTGCAATTGCTACTGCACACTTGTCGTGCTTTTGTGCAAGGTCAGCATGAACATAATAAACCTTGTCTGGATCTGGCTTAAAGGATTCATCAAACCTTCTAAAGTTATCTACTGGATTTCTTAATGTCATACAGGCTCTTACTTTTTCAGACTGCTTAAAAAATGCATCTGATGCAAAAGTTGGAACACAAGCAAATCTTTGCATTGCGTCTCCTAGGTCTGTCAAGAATGCAATCTTAAAATCATCAATCTTTCTAGTAGGGTTTACTTCCCATGTTGGCTTCTTTAATGCGAACACTCCTGGGTATTTGTATGAAAGTATTTGATCTTCATCCCAAGAAATATCAAAGTAGTTATCTGGATCATCTTCTGGCAAAATTGGATTAATAATAAATCTATGAGTCTTTTCAATTGATTCTTTTTCTGCAATCACTGCATCGTATCTTTCTGAAATAAAGTCTCCTGGATATCTTGGGAATGAAAGCAAAACAACCTTTCCTAAGTCAGGGAAGCGAGAGTCTACTGAAGCACGGAATGCTCTATAGATATTATCTGCAGTCTTACCTTGATCATTTCCTGTTCCAATCTCCGAAGCAAAACCAGAAATCTCATCAAGAACTGCAAGTAACAAGTTTAAACCTTCGTGTGATTCTCTTTCTGAGTGTCCAGAATAAACTGTAATAGACTTATCAAACTCAACGGAGTCTGCCTTAGCATTGTACTTTCCAACAAACCATGGAGACTTTTCAATCTTGGTTTTAAAACCTTTAAAAAAAACATTCTTTGCTTGCTGGGCGTTAATAGCAACGTTGATTAGGTCAATAGCATCTCCAGAGGGCTTACCAAAATATTTTGCTGGGTCTTTTAGGCATAGAAGTTTGTATACGATGTATGAGCATGCTACGGTTGATGTAAAGTCTTTTCCAGATCCCTTGCCAAGTTGGAGAATAATCTCGTTCTTAGTATACTTGTCGTAGTATCTTGTTCCTTCTTCTTCTCCCATAATATTAATGAGATCTTCTTTGCGATAGATCTGGCTCATGGCCTCTACGATGTCATACTGAATGTCAGACAGTGGTGGCTGTCCAAGGT